CCCCTATTATACGCATAATACCCCCTTTAAATTACTGCCTATAAACAAAAAGAAGCCCTTATCATCGTTATTAGCCCTGCTTCTACTTGCTGTGACCCTATTGACTAACTCTACGGCTTGGCTAATACTTATGTTTATGAAAACACTATTACTACTACTGACCCTAACCTGCTCTGTAACCCTAGCCCAAGATTGGAACGAATACATTGGGGTAGCCCAAAACTCCAGAGGTGTTGTTAAAGTTGTTGGCAACAGGCTTTATGATGACACAGGCGTTACCACTTATGTAGGTGGCCGTTATTATGGTGAAGGCGGTGTTACTATTAAGTCTGGAAACAGCTACTATGGCCCAAATACCTACACCACTAGGGTAGGCTCATCCACTTATTTTAGTAGCACTAGCAGGTAATAAACTTCTTAGTAAAGCTTGGGTTGTCTTTAAGCACTTGTCCAAGTCCTGCTTCTAGCGTCTTGATGTCTCTTTCTTTTAGATTGAGATGATAGAGGAAGTTCAAAGCTTCCAAGACTTCGTGTAGCAAGGTCAGTTGCTTGCTTTGGTCATCCTGCAAGCTGTTTAGTAAGATGCGAGTCTTTGGATAGGTCTGGCATACCCCGAACATCCCCAAGCCAGTATCTTCACCTATTAGTTTTGTGTATTCTTCTTTTGAGGAATATTCAACAATCTCAAATATAAGTGGCCCAATTTTCAAGTTGGAACATTTACACCAGAATTACTACCACCACCCATAACAGCAAGAGGCGATCTGGGAATATTAACTTGTTCTGCCACTTTTAAATCAGTCCTTTTACGCATTGTTTGAGTTTGTTTTGTTCTAGTCACAGACCCTTCCCTAGACTGCCTAGCTTGTGTAGCTTGTGGGGCTGGAGGAGGAGGTTGTGAGGGTTCGGAAGGCGTATTGTCGGAAGATCGGATTCCAAATTTTTCCTTAAGAACACTCTTTACCAGCCATAAAGTATTCATATCCCTTTGGTTTTGAACTGGCCCTTCAAGTGGCCCTCCGTCTATACTAAAATACGGACTATTAACATCGGACGGATTTTTATTATTATAATCGATTGTACACATATATATTATTCAGCAAACCCACCAGTTTTGTTCTTCATCTTTTTATAGATTTTTAAGTCGATGGTGGACTTCTTTTTGCTACGACTAATGCCAAGTTTCTTGCGTCTGTTCATATTGTAATAGAGACCTTTTTTCATACAAGTTACCTATTGCATATATAAGTTACCTTTGTCAAATCTATATGTAATATGGTTTGATTATTCATACATAACTCATCTAGTTAGTTTAGAATAAAGATTATTATTATTAAGTATTATTAAACAAATCCAATTATTATTATAAATACATAACCTATTACATATCTATGATTTATAAAACTAATTATAAGCTTAATAAACCCCCCTGTATCCCCCCATCACTTAGAAGGCTATAAAAACTCCCTGTATAAAAATTCGCCTTCCCTATCTAATACATCAGACAATTAGGCCATTTCACAGCTATAAATCATTGACTAACAACACCTTTATACCCCGCTTTGAGTATGTGTTACTTATCCTCGTTTTGTGTCCACAATAGGGCTATTACAAACATAACCATAAGTATCAACAGAGCAGAGTGAATCACACACCACTTAGTTTTCTAAAGGTTGAATACTCATCGTTATAGCGTCTGATAAGGCCATTCCCAAACAAGTCACCCCACCTGCCTGTTTGTGTATTACCATTGGGTAGCTTTATGCTGTCTGTTCTGTTCCAGTAATGGGTCTTATCATAAAGCTCTCTAGCTTGTCTGAGCTTGGTGTGAAACTCACTAGCCCCCATAGATTGCAGGTTCTTTAGTGCAACAGGGTCTAGGCTTTTTCTGGAATACTCAATCTTCTCTGAACCGCTTCCAACAGCGTTAAGGATGGCTCTAGCACCCGATTCTCCACGCATATGACTTACCGAAAGGATGCTTGCAATCATACCTGCATCAGCAACATCGGGTAGCCCTACGGCTTGTAGCTTGCCTTTTAGCTGGTCTGCAACAGCATTAGTAGCCTCTTTGCTACCTGCCCCGTACTTGGTTACTGCATTAGTGACCTCTTGATACCCAGCATTACCCTCACGGAAGCCATAGGTCTCTTTACGGCCACTTTGAATCGTTCCTACACCCTCATAGCCCATAATGGCTTTTGTAGCGGTTTCTAGGGTCTGGGTAAGGGAATCTACTTGGTCGCTTGTAATCTTCACTTGTAGGGCTGGTTCTGGTTGATTGGAGGGCATTGTGGAAGGTTTTTCTGGTTGGGTTGGGGCTGGAGGGCGTGAAATAGGGGTTATTTTGGTAAGCTCAGAGTTACGACTCCACTTCATTGTGGCGGGGTCTAAGGTGTAGTCGGACATATATAGGGCGTTTCTTACACAAAAGAAGCAGTTTTTGCAATCAAATTTACCGCTTTAACGAGCTTAACCAACCGCTTCTTTTGGACTTTTTACCAAATACGCTGTCTTTAAATTTCTCTAGCTCTTCATCAAGTAGCCTGTCTTTCTGTTCGGATAAGGCTAGGTCAATGTCTCTGCCCATTTGCTCCACCCAATACTGAACAGCCATCGCTAAAGCATCAAGTCGATCATCGTTGCTTAAAGCTCCTCGGTCACGAGTGATGCGACTCATTTGATAAAACAAGCTATATTTTAAATGCGTATCCAAGCCCCTTGCATCAGCCTCTTGGTAGTCCTTACGGATAACTTCAGAATCGACAATGAATTTGTGGCTTGAAAAAACAGGCTCAAGCACATCAATGATTCGAGCTTCTTTTTGCTTGCTGTGGCGAACTTCTTCAATTTGGCAAGGATGCACTTTGGCGAACACAGGCTTGATGAGGCTGGTAAACATTCCACCACCAAAGTTTTCTTCAATAATGGTGTGATTGACTCCGTGGCGTTTTGCAACATCGGCAAGAGTGCTTAAACTTTTTGGAGTGTAGCCTTCGGATAATCCTCCGCTTTCTGCCAAAAACAACTGCCCATTTAGCATCTTTACAACCGCATAAGCTGTTTCGTCTCGTCCTTTACCAGAAGGGTCTATTGCCATTACGCACCCATCATATTTAATCCAAGGCTCTACAATGCTCATAGGTCGGTAAAACCTGTCTCCGTTTAAGCCTACATTGGGTAGCTCGTTGCAACACAATTCTGGGCTGGATGACCATACGGCTTTTTGAGGGCCAACATCGGGATTGAGGTTTAGTACAATTAAATCTGCAAGTTTTAAAGGATACCTGTTTTGGTCTGACAAGCTTGTGTTAAGCTGGAACTGCAAAGCAAACCCAGACCTGCCATAGCTGGCTTCACGCTCCAATAGGTCAGCCTCGCTGAATCTTTGAGGGTCTGTTGGTTGTCCTACCAGCGTGGGGTTTTGAGAAATCTCATTTGCTAGTTCTGGTGAAAAAGTGTCTCCATAGGCTTGTCGTTCTCGCTCGTTGGGAAACCGACTAGGCCAAATACAGGTCTTAAAGCCTCGCTCTGGAAGAAGCCTGTAAATGCTGTTGTAGCTTTGGGGAGTTCCTAAATAAATAATTTTGCTGGTATCAAGAGGCTTTACTACGGAATCAAATTCTTTAATGGTCTCGGAAAGCTTCTGCCTCATCCCCTCGGTGGCAGAGTTGTTTAACACCTCCACATCGTCTGCGATGATTACATCAGCACGGCTACCTGTTATCTGCCCTGTGATACCCAAGCTCTTAACGCTAGGGGCTTGGCTGGCAGGAGAGCCATTAACATCAAATGACACCTTGGAACACCTTTGGTTCTCCGCAGGTTTCAAATGCTCCAGCAAAGGCATATCATTAAGAAGCCTTAAACAAAAAGTAGAGAAGTCGTCTGACCTGCTTTTGCTGGCTGAGATAACTAGGAAGTTTAGCTTGGGGTCTAGTAACAGCCTCCAGAGGACATACCCCGCCGATACATAGCTTTTACCGCACCCACGAAAGGCTTGTATTACGCAACGCTTTGGCCCGTGTTGCAGGTAGGATGCAATTTGATACTGCACCTTGGTTGGCTCTGGTAAGCCCAGATGTTGCCAAGCAAGGAACAGGAAGTTTCTAAAATCAGCAAGGCGTGGGTCTAAGCTCAATCGTGGAGTCTGGCTCGGTTTTTACTCTTGCTCATAATCCGCAAATTGGAATAGCCGTTGTTGCGTGGGTTGCTGTCTTTATGGTCAACATCCTTGCCCCGCAACTTGGCCTTGCCGTGCTTTTTAATCATTAACCTCCTAGCCCTATTACGAGCCGTGCGGTTCTTGATTTGCTCTGGCCTACCTTGGTAGTTCTGGTATTCTTTCTTGTAGTCTCTCATCGGTTTTTACCATTGTTCCTTTTACCTCAATTTGAGGCAAGCTAAAAGGTGGCTGGGGTTGCGGTAATGCTTCATCAAAAGGCAAGTCAATAGCAAGTTTCATAAGTGGCGAACCCTTAAGAGTCAAGGAGTCAATGCCGTTATCTCTTAAAAACTGACGGGCTGAATTTAGGTCGGCAGGGCTGGCTTCCCCGCTACGAACCCTACTCAAGAACTCCTCGGCAAGCTCTTTGTGAAGCGTTTTAAGTGTTTCTTCTAATGAGTTCACGAATGAAGCTTATCTTTTACAAAATCCCATATACAATTAAATAAAAAAATAATAACTCCAAAAGCCCCTAAAGTTTTCATTTGATGGTTTTCAAGGCGTTTTAAGCGGTCATCGTGCTTGCTAAAGGTAGCCTTAAAATCGCTTTGGTTTTCCAAAATGGCATCAATCTTGCCTTCAATACGGCCTATGTTTCTGTGAAGTTGCTGGCTCATAAATAAAATTAAATATTATTATATAAATCAACATTACTAACTTCTATTAAAGTAACGCATACAGCATAGTTATTCCAGATAGAATAAGTCTGGGTTTCTGCGGGTATAAAATTTCTCCATTCAGCGGGAAGATTGAGATGACCCCAAGTTGCCATTGTATCCCCAAACAAAACTTTTGTATTATACCCTCCATTAAATAGACCTGTTGGATGGTCGAAATAATATTGAATATTAAAACTTGTAATTGCTTCTTTAGTTGAAAATGTAGAACGAAAATCAAATGAACTTCTTAAATAAGTTCCAGTCTGGCTATTGGGAGTCCATAAATAACCTACTGAAGATTGATGTGGAGTATTAGAAGTAGTTGGAGAAGTTTGAAATGCTTGGCTTGGGTATCTCATAAAAAAATGCCCATTAGATGACCCCGTGGTAGAAATTGTTCCAGTTATTACTATTAAAAATGTTCTATTGTATTCAAAAACCGCATTGTTATTTCTATTAACTAATCCAATAATTCCTGTTGCTGTATCTAAAGTAATATTAGGGTTGTTATTAAAAATAACCGCATTTAATGGCAAAGTTGTTATAGTTCGTTGAGTAATTTGGTTATTGACATAAGGAAAGGAAGTAACACTATGACCGCCTCTAGTTTGGGTTACTGGCCTGTAAGCAAACATAGAAACACACCCAACTTCTCCATTACAATAAGGATTTTTTATCCCTAATTTAAAAGGAAAAGTATTAACCATAGTTCCGATTGCGTATTGAGGAGTTTCTGGAATTGCAACTACTTTGCAATACGGAGTTTGTGTCATCCAAAGTTTTTGAAGGCTAGAATTATAATTGAAATCACCATCAGTTTTAATAGTTTGTACTTCTTGGCTTAAAGGAAGTATTCCGTTAAGTTTATCAAATTGATTGAAAATAGGAGTACTTCTAGTTCCGTTAAAAAATGGAATATAATTAGCAGAAGTAAGTACTGGATTTTGATTTATTTCTTTTACATTTAAAACAGAATTAGTTGCGTTAATTGTCGTAGGCTGAATTGTTAAAGTTGTAGCTGAATTAGCTATTGTTGGAACTGAGTCACTTGTCCATTGAAAAGGTGAATTTAAGAGCTTATTAGAGGCGATAGATGCAACAGCAATTTTTGAAGCTACAACAGAATTATCTTGCAGTTTAGTAGCTGAAACTGAATTATCAGCCAATATAGCATTAGTTACAGAAGCTAATCCAAGCTTTGAAGATGTTACAGCGTTGTTTTGAATTTTTCCTTCAGTAACAGAAGAAGCTATTAAATTTGTACTAGCTACTGAATCTACTGCCAATTTTGAATTTGTTACGCTTCCAGCTTGAATACAGCGGGACGAAATTGAATCGGTTTGAAGTTTTGAGTTAATAACCGAGTCAGTAGCCAATTTTTCGGCAGTTACAGCACTATTCCGTATAGTAGCAGTAGTTACGGCCTGTTGGTCTGCAACTTTTCGTAAGTGAGAATCAGTAACAGAGTTATCTGTTATAACTAATGGAGAACCAGCAATAGTTAAACCATCAACATAACCTTTATTAACTGCATCGGTTGAATTAGCTGGAGTAGGTAAATTAGATATTGTTCCTCCATTTAAGGCAACCGATGGTGTTGTCAAACCTTGAGACGCATTACTTAAAATAATAGAGCCAGTTGTCGTTATATTTCCAGTTACACTACCCCCTGTTTTGTCTAATTTTCCTTGCAACAAAGAGGATAAATTAAAAGCATCTAGTAGCTGATTATATTCTTTAATCTCTTCTAAAACATAAGAATTTTGTAGTGTAATATTGTTTAAATCTCTGGCTTGAATTGCACTTCCATCTCTAAAAAAATATGAATTTAAAATGGCTGTTTCACGATAAATTAAAATATTATAAGTTACTGAAATTCCGTTTATATAAATTGCTTTTGAAAATCTTGCCTTGTAAAGCCCGTTTTCAAAAACTATTGAATAATTTCCAAAAGCTAGATTAGTTTCCCCATTTACAAATGTTTGAGAAAAGTTTGAATATGGAGTATATGTCCAATTTAGAATCCTGTTGTTTGGAATTACAGATTCGTTGGGGCTTACAATAGTTGATCTTATCTTTACATCTACTTCATTTAAAAAAGCAAAAGGAATTGTAAATTCATTAGTGTTTGCTCCAGAAGTTAAAGAAAAAGATGTGTAGGTGTTAGGCACGGCTTAACTCCCCTCTAACTGCTGAATCAGCCCCTCAACGCTTCTTCCAGAATCTCTTGCATCTTTTAACTGCTCAACAACCCTAAATTGAGTTTTAAGCTTTGGTAATTCATTCTGCAAATCAAACCTAGCTTTTTTACGATATACATTAAGAACTTTCTTAATTTCACTAATTCTTGGAGACTTATCAACATCAAACAAATTTTCATCTGGTAGCTTTTGGTACGCCTTGCTTGAAATAAGCTTGTCTAAAGATTGCCGTAGAGTTTTTCCGTTTACCCGCACACTACCAGTAAGTTCCATATACCTGTCGTATCCCGTTTGACCATTAGGAAGCCTGTAATCAAGAAGCTCAATACCATTCACTCTTGAGCTGGGGTTGCGGAAGCCGTGATGAAGCTTAGAAAGCTCTGTAATAACCTTATCGTTCTTATCTTCTGATAAGGCCGTAGGCAAAAAGTAGTCCACTAAAGAAGGGGAATTACGCTTTACCTTTTCTCCAAGCAGGTTTCTTTTTGCTTCAAGTCCGTTACCATTTGGGATTTTGGACATAATGGCATCGCTAATGGAGCGTATTTCAACCATTTCCTCATCTCTAAATATAGGTGCTAATCCACCTAGACCAGCGGGAATTAGGCTTGAAACTTTAGACTGCAAATACTTTTCTGCGTAGCGATCTGGCTGTTGCAACAAATCAATAGCTTGGTCTAATGATGCAACATAACTCTTATTAACTAAATTAGCTGACATCGCTATTGTAATAGATTGTGCAAACAGCTCAAATCCTTCTCCTCGCTTGGCTTCGTCAGCTCTGGACATAGCATCCAAGAAGTCTGCTGTTATACCGAAGAAACTCGCAAACGGGTCAAGCTTTGCGTAAGAAACATATTTGTCTCCTTCTGGAGTTGGAATACGGATGCTTTGAGGTTGCCATCCAGTTTGAATAAGAAGCTTTCTTTCTTGTTCATCGGTTGGCCCTGTCCCTGTTATAACTCCGCTGGCTGAAGCCATAAGAGCCGTTGTGGATATTAAATTACCCATAGCAATTCGGCCTTCCGCTGAAGCCATTCTTATAGGGTCTCCAGAAGTAATATCAGCAATAAGCTGTTTATGAAGCCCCTTTATAACAGGGATACGGGTTGTTATTGAAGGGAATAGCCGTTGCCCTACCGCTTTTAACACATTCATTGGGGTGTTTACAAACGGAAGAACCGCAATACGAATGAGGGGATATTGAGAAGCTAGAGAACTAATGGCTTGTGTAATACCTGTTTCAACTTCATACCCACCAGAAGCGTTCTTAACCAACACTCCCTGTCTAGTAAAAGTAGCTTCTTTAGCGAAGTCATCAGAAAGTTTTTCAAGTCTGGTCATTCTTGGTTGCCAAGTCTCCACCATTCTTTCTTCTAGCTCATAAGCATCAAACTTGTTTAAGCCCTGTTCTTTTGCTTGTTTTCGGGCTTGCCCACGAATTGCCATTTCGCTGTTCAAAGCTCCATCTTGAGTAATAAGCTTGTCCAGACCTTCATCGACATACTTTGCAATTTCTTGTGGGGTTCGCAATCCAGCTTCCAAAGCTTCTCCGTGGAGATGAGCTGAAGCAAACGACCTAACTTCAATCTGTTTAAAGCCTTCGTCAATCGCTTGCATAAATCTTGTAGGGCTGGTTAAAAGAACATCAATACCTCTAAAGGCTTGTGCCAAAGTAGGAGACATCTTTTCAACACCCTCAATTCCTCCAAGAATCTCTTTCTTGCCAACCTGCTCAGCAACAACGCTTGAAGCATTGATAAAGTTTTGACCAGCTTTAAGGGATTTGATTGTCCATTTAGTCGCCTCTCCAGCAAGCCGTGTGTAGTAACCAATGATACGAAGATTATCTTTAGCTTGCCTTATGTCGCCTTTTAACAAGCCTCCAACCGCTTTCTCCACAGGAAGGTACAAGGCTGTAAGAGAATTAGAAGCTAACTGCAAGGTTGCAAAAGTTTTTGGCTGACTCAACAAGGCGTTGATTGTGTAAGTAGCAAGTCTGTCCAACCCTTTAGCTGGAGCATCTACAATTTTTGAAAATGCAATTTCGTCATTACCAGCAAGCTTGAGTTTGAGAGCAAGCTCCTCAAGACGCTTTAACCCTCCCTTTGAGTTTACTGCTCCAAGCAGTTCTTGAGCCGTGCTTCCAATTAGCTGATTTGACGAACCCAGCGATGGGCCAAGAATCTCATTGACTGCCCTAGAAACTCCTTCTGCTTGGCTGGTTTGTTGAGAAGCCCTACGCATTACTCGCAAGGTTCTACCCGCCCCTGTTCCAATCTGTTTGAAATAGCCAGAAAGAGACTTCTGCACCCCAAGCATTTTTAAAAGACCCTCAACAGATTTAGGGGCTTCGCTTAAACTTTTAATTCTACCTGCAACACCACTAAACGAACCCATTTCAGATAAGAAAGTATCAACAGAGCTTTTAGTAGCTACATTTAGTAGGGACAAAGCCATTTGATAAGAGTTAGCAAGAACAGGAAGCTGGCTTGCAAATTGAGCAGAAGCCCTTGCACCTTCAACTATTCCTTCAAAACCAGATTTATCTAAGCTGTTTTTAAGGTATTCCAAAGCCTTATCAGACCTTACTGCATCGGGAATAACCCCGCCTTTCCTACTTCCCAGATACTCAGAAAAAGCATTAACAAACGAACCAAACCAATTTTCAGTATCTTTGGCTGAATTTAGGCTACGGATGCTTGTAAGAACTTCGGGGGCGTTGGTTGCAATATCTTCTAAAGCCAGTTTACCAGCATTAGCCTCGTAAGTAGCAAACAACTTTACAAGCTGTCCTTTGCTTACTGGGGCTGTTCCCCGTGGAACATCTAAAGCACTATCACGCAAGTCTAAGT